AATGACCGTGTCTTCCGTTTATGGCGGCCGGCGTTATCCGTTTCTCCGGTGATATCGCGAAAGCGCTGGCTGCCGGTGCGGCATGCGTGATGGTCGGTTCGATGTTCGCCGGTACCGAGGAATCTCCGGGCGAAGTGGAACTCTACCAGGGTCGTGCTTACAAATCATACCGTGGTATGGGGTCACTCGGCGCGATGTCCAAAGGCTCTTCTGACCGTTACTTCCAGACCGATAACGCCGCTGACAAACTGGTACCGGAAGGTATCGAAGGCCGTGTGGCTTACAAAGGCGTGCTGAAAACCATCGTTCACCAGCAAATGGGCGGCCTGCGCTCTTGCATGGGACTGACCGGTTGTGCAACTATTCACGAACTGAATACTAAAGCAGAGTTTGTCCGTATCAGTGGTGCCGGGATTCAGGAAAGTCACGTTCATGATGTGACAATCACCAAAGAAGCACCAAACTACCGTTCAGGTCTCTGATTCATGCGGCGGTCTGCGGACCGCCAGCCTATAATTGTTTGCTTTTGGAACATATATTAATGACAACGAATATTCATCAGCACCGCATTCTTATCCTCGACTTTGGATCGCAGTACACTCAGCTGATCGCGCGCCGTATCCGTGAAATCGGTGTTTATTGTGAACTGTGGGCATGGGATGTCACTGAAGAACAGATCCGTAATTTCAATCCGAACGGTATTATTCTCTCCGGCGGCCCGGAAAGCACCACTGAACACAACAGCCCGCGCGCACCTGAATATGTCTTCAGCGCCGGTGTACCGGTTCTCGGCATCTGCTACGGCATGCAGACCATGTCTATGCAGCTCGGCGGCGCAGTGGAAACCTCTGACGAGCGCGAGTTCGGTTATGCGCAGGTTGAAATCCGCGAAACCTGCGAACTGTTCCGTGGTATTCAGGATATGCTGGATGACAACGGCAAACCGCTGCTGGATGTGTGGATGAGCCACGGTGACAAAGTCACTGCTATCCCGTCTGATTTCGTGACCGTCGCCAGCACCGAAACCTGTCCGTTTGCGATCATGGCAAATGACGAAAAACGTTTCTACGGCGTACAGTTCCACCCGGAAGTGACCCATACTCACCAGGGCCAGGAAATCCTCAAACGTTTCGTGCTGGATATCTGTCAGTGTGAAGCGCTGTGGACCCCGGAAGCCATTATCGAAGATACCGTTATCCGTCTGCGTGAGCAGATTGGTGACGACCATGTTATCCTGGCACTCTCCGGCGGTGTGGACTCCTCTGTGACTGCCATGCTGTTAAACCGTGCTATCGGCAAGCGCCTGACCTGTGTATTCGTGGATAACGGCTTACTGCGCCTGAACGAAGCAGAGCAGGTTATGGCGATGTTTGCGGGCAAATTTGACCTCAATATCATTCACGCCAAAGCGGAAAACCGTTTCCTGAATGCCCTGAAAGGCATTGCTGACCCGGAAGCCAAACGTAAAGCTATCGGCCATACATTCATTGAAATTTTTGATGAAGAAGCATCAAAACAGAAGCAGGTCAAATGGCTGGCGCAGGGCACTATCTATCCTGATGTGATTGAATCTGCCGCCTCTGAAACCGGTAAAGCGCATGTAATCAAATCCCACCATAACGTCGGCGGCCTGCCGGAAGATATGGAACTGGGGCTGGTTGAGCCGCTGCGCGAACTGTTTAAAGACGAAGTCCGCCGTATCGGTCTGCAGCTGGGTCTGCCGTACGATATGCTGTACCGTCATCCGTTCCCGGGCCCGGGTCTGGGTGTCCGCGTACTGGGTGAAGTGAAAAAAGAGTACTGCGACATCCTGCGCCGCGCCGATGCTATCTTTATCGAAGAACTGCACAAAGCGGATCTGTACCACAAAGTCAGCCAGGCATTCACTGTCTTCCTGCCGGTACGCTCTGTCGGCGTTATGGGCGACGGCCGTAAATACGACTGGGTTGTCTCACTGCGCGCCGTCGAAACCATCGACTTTATGACCGCTCACTGGGCACATCTGCCATACGATCTGTTAGGCCGCGTCTCCAACCGCATCATCAATGAAGTTGACGGCATTTCCCGCGTCGTGTATGACGTCAGCGGTAAGCCACCAGCGACAATTGAGTGGGAATGATATACCTATAGTTTTTAACTACCGGTAATTATCAGAAAACCGAAAGCCATCAGTAAGTTACTGGTGGCTTTTTTGTTTTTAACTGTTTTTAATTGTTGACAAGAGCCAGTATTTTTGACGGTATATGTGACGGTATCAAAAAATAAAACCACTCAAAACCGGCTGTGATACCGTCAAAAAAATAAAAATTATGACGGTATTAAAAGAGAGAATACCGACGTGCTGACTGATACAAAATTAAAAAGTATTAAGCCGCAGGACAGGCTTTATAAAGTGTCTGACCGTGATGGTTTGTATGTCGCTGTCACAAAAAATGGAACAATTTCATTCAGGTATGATTATCGTTTTAATGGCCGCCGTGAAACGGTGACGTTTGGCAAATACGGGCCTGACGGTATCACGCTGGCACAGGCCCGCGAATTACTGAATGATGCAAAAAAGCAGCTGAATGCAGGTATATCACCGGCTGCAAGTAAACGTGACGGTATCGATAAGCGAAAGGGGGCGACGGTATTCGGTGAATATACCGTCAGATATCTGCGTGAAGCCCGCCTGGCGGATTCGACACGGGCAATGAAAGCCTCAGTAATCGAACGTGAGATAACGCCGGTGTTGGGTCGTCTGACGCTGGAAGAGATAAGTACCCAGCGGTTACGGTCATTGTGTGAAAAGATCCGTGACCGTGGCGGACGGGCAACCGCATTACAGGTACGTGAGATTGTTGGCGCGGTATTTGATTATGCGATTGACCGCGGCTATGAGATCAGTAACCCGGCAGCAGGTATTAAAGCATCCACTATTGCCACCTTTGAGCCGCGTGAGCGTGCTATGTCGCCAAAAGAGATCGGCATATTCTTCCGGGAACTGGAGAACTACAGCTGTTATCCGACGTTGAAACTGGCCGTTAAATTTGTACTGTTAACTCTGGTGCGGAAAACAGAATTTATCAAAGCTACCTGGGAAGAGGTCGATTTTAAACGTGCTCAGTGGGTGATCCCGAAAGAACGGATGAAGCGCCGCCGGGAGCATGTGATTTATCTCTCCCGGCAGGCGCTGGATATGATGACCGGATTTCAGGTCTGTGCCATGGGTAGCGAATACCTGATCCCGGGGCGCTATGACATCCGTAAGCCGCTGTCCAACGCAGCATTGAATAATGTGATTGATGGTGTGGTTAAACGGATAAATGAGAAGGGGATTAATTTTGAAGCGCTGACGGTACATGACCTGCGCCGGACGGCCAGCACGCTGTTGCATGAGGCGGGGTTTAATTCAGACTGGATAGAGAAGTGTCTGGCCCACGAACAAAAAGGCGTCCGTGCCGTGTACAACAAAGCGGAATACGCTGAGCAGCGCCGCGACATGTTGCAGCAGTGGGCCGATATGGTTGACGGGTGGATTGAAGAGGGGAAAGCGGGGTAATTACTCGTCGCCTAATACTTTGCTGGCGATCAGGGATGAAAGATAACACGCGCCGACAGGCAGCCAGAATGTGGAATAAAACATTACAGCTGCTATGTCGGTGCGGGTATCTGCGCTTCTGCTCAGTTCTGCGAAGAGATAACCGGCAATCCACAGATAGAGTGCAAGGATCAGCATCAGTGTCTCCTATCCGTTTTTGCGCTTGTTCTGTGCGTCATCGTCGCCGCACTCTTTTGAGCAGTACGCGCTGCCGGGCATAACCGGTTCATCATGGCACCAAATACAGAAACCGGTCAGGCTTTTCGGCTTCGGTGGCCGGTTGGCAAGCGCGGTAGTCAGTCGCAGTTCGTTTAAGTCATTGGCTTCATCGATAATATCGGCCATAAAATTACCTCAGTTGTATGTCACTGTTAACCTGATCCCCGTACACATCCCATTCGCCGTATTTCTCCCTAGCAAACAGTTCAATGCGCGGGACATCGCCATATAACTCTTCCAACCGATGATGTACTTCCTTCGGTTTTTCGCTGTGCTCACCGAGGCAGGAATACACGATCTGCCGGACGCTGGCCGACCGGCGCTCAAGTCCACGGCCTCTGGTGGCAATCAGGCATACCTCTGCATTGGCGCGGGTATAGTTGCCGCCGTTGATCCGTGTCTCTGCGTTCAGTAACTCCATGAAATCGAAGAAATCCCCCGGAGGATGTTTGTCTATCCGATCCCCAGCATTTTTGTTCAGCTTCACCCACACGAACCCGAAGCCGGTGCGCACCTTAAATCCCCACGCCTCAGCCAAATCGTAAGCCTCAAGGACAAAATTACCCGTGTACCACATGCAGAGTACGGAGTTGTCAGAGGCTATTTTTTCGATGGGTAAGCGGGTGAGGGAATAAAAGTCGGTGGTGTTGTAGTGGTTATCTGCTGCGCCGTTGGATGCTTTGTTATTATATTGCCAGGGTGGGTCTGCGAGAATTAAGTCATACTTTTTCATTCTCCGCCTCTTTCATCATTAGGAATACTTCCATAGCGGCGCGATAATAGTTACTATCATTAACTTCGATGCAGTGATTGTTAAATTGACGCGCTGACCATTCGTTATTTACGCGAACCATGCTAATGCCATTCTCAATAATAATCGGCATTGCGTCCGCTGGGTTACTGCACGGGTCAAATGCAAATCCTTTTTTGCTTGTGAAGCCATTATAAACATCATTAGATGCAACATTCCAAACAACTTCACCATAGAATTTATATATAGCTAAATTCTCTATAATCCCAACGTTTTCAGCCACAGCCCGATTAATCTCAAAGTCTGATTTGTCACGATATTTGTTCATTGGTACTCCCATTTATCCTGTATTTCAGCCAATCTATAGAGAGTGCGGTCTCTGCGATATTTAGGCATCATTGGCTCTTTTTTACGAGAACCACCGTTCATATAAAACAATCCAACTTTGTTAGCATGTTCACGGCATGCCATATTTATCAATTCATTGAATGTTGATAGCTTTTTCATCTCACCACCTCCGCACACACTAATTCAACATTCCGCACAGCCATTACCTGCACTGCGCGGCTCTCACATTCTTCGAGCGTATAAATATCATCGGTAACAGGCACAGCAGAGCCGTACATCACCAGTAGTAATACAAATCCGATTGTCATGGTTATTTAATCTTTTTTACATGCCGGAATTAATATTTCACGAATCCATTTTTCAGCCTCATCATTACAATCCAATACATCATCAATCATTAACTCAATATCAATTGATTCTTTATGGACGTGAGTTAATTGAGCCATAATATAAGCAAAGCATTTTTTATCACAGTTAATGAAATTAGCGAGGTACGCACTGATTAAATGATTCCGTGCATACTGGACACCTTGCTTCATTATCTCGCGGCGCTGCTTATCGGTTATATCCATCACCACTCCTGAACCTGTTTAATTGCTTCACGTACAGCGTTCAATCTGGATGCCATGCGGATATATTCAGGATTATCCTGAGTAGGCCACTGAGCTAAATACGCATCACCTGAAAATAAGCATCCGTAATCACCAGCCGGTGAGGTATTCGTCAGTCTGTACCTTATATCTTCGCTATATTCGCAATCATCAAACATAGTTCGGGCTTGAAATTCATCAATAATCTGCTTTTTGCGGCACCGTAATATTTCCTTTTTAACAAAGGCGATATTATCTTCATTATCAGCATCAATGGTTCGGTGCATATTGCTATCAAGATAACCAATCCAATATTCGTTTGTTATCCAAAGCAGAAATTCAGTAAGCGGCATCCCCATCCCGCCCCAGCTGCATGACCATGATTTGCCGCACTCACTGATAGTTACACGCCCGCGCCGGTTATCGCCTTCATCTTCAAGATAAACGTGAATGGGGTCGTGATTTTCAACATCTGAAATTACTAATTTAGTAATTTTTTGCTGCTCCACTTTCATATTCATTCCTCTGTTATCAGCATCCCTGCCAAATATTCCTTTCCAATTGTTATTGTTCTATTTGGAGGGCATATATCACTGAACGGATACAGGTCATAAAAAAAGAAAGCGGTGTCTGACTCCATGACAAATCTGCACCATATTGGCTTTTTAAAATCATCTGGAACGATAATTTTCGCTTGTTTTATCGTAACTACGCCATCAGTGTCGCTTATTAAGTTCACGTTTATTCGTTTCATCATCTCTCCTTATCTCAGCATCCCTGCATTACGCTTCATCCTGAAACGGTGGGGTTATCAGAAGGGGATATAATCAGTTGGTGGGTGTCACCATCAATCACGCAGATAACACCGCTGATGGCGCACCAGAGTGCGATTCCGTGCAGTGACAGAATCGCGTCAGCGATATCAAAGCGCGCGCTGTTCATGTTTTTCCGCCTTCTTTGCCCGTACTTTATGAATGGTGTCGTCCGGAACCGCAGGATGCATGCCGCGTTCGGCGATCCACTGAATGACTTCACTTTCTTCCCAGCGTACTGTGCGCTTAGTAAATGCAGTGCGTTTCGGAAACTTGCCTGCGTTTTCGTAGGCGTAAATAGTTGAACGTGACAGGCCGGTGAGGCGTTTCACTTCTTTGAAGTCGATAGGTTTTTTTAATGGGATCATGATGTGTTCTCCGAGCGGGGGATTTCTCCCCCGGCAAAAATTATTGATACTCAGGCTTCATATCACTCAGCGTCATGCTGAATTGCTCATACAGTTCAGCGCCGAGCTTCGTTTTACGGGCATTCAGCAGTTGTTCCACTTTCTGAAATGCTGCTGCGGCTTCCGGTGTGCCTGGTTCCGGTAGAGAGTTGATCTCCGCTTCCAGCAGGTTGCGTGAATCGATAACGTGATATGCCTGAACTGCTTTATTTTTCAGTTCAGTAAACAGGGTGATACCCATTGCCTTTTTGCCTTCATCAATCCGGCTGCGGATATCTTTCACTGCATCCAGTGTTTCGGCGGTATCGATAGCGCGGCGGATTACCTCAGCGTCGAATTCTTCAACCAGTTCACCGGTAACTTCTTTTACCGGCTCCGGCTGTTGTGGCTCTGCCTGCTGGTGGGATAACTCGCTGAGTGTTACGCGCTCTTTTGGCGGGGTAACGTCTTTTATAGCGCGCTCTTCCAGTTCGTCCGGGGTATAGACACCGAGGATCACCTCCGGGCAATAAAGTCTCGCCCAGTATTTAACGGCCAGATAGGCAATCTGCTGTTTCGGGTTGGTGGCCCACAACGGGGAGTTGCGGATAACTACGCTGGAAAGATAAACCGGCTCACCCCAGGTGACTTCGGTATCACCGCGCAGGATCGCCCCGACACGAATAAACAGACCGTGCTCATCGGCATCTGTCCAGCCGCGAACGCGCTTTGTCACCTCATAGCTGCCGTTGCGGCCTGATTTTGTTTCCGATACTTCTTTGCTGACTGTGCATTTTTCCCATCCGTCACCACCGTATTCATAATGAAAGCGTCCGTGAATGGCTGATGAACTTGAAATCAGGGCATTAACCAGTTGTGCTTCATAGCCGAGTACGCCGTTGATAATGTGTGTTTTCTGAGCCACGGCGAACGGGTTCATATTCCACTGCGCCGCCTGCATGGCGATTGCCAGGCAATCAGACTCCTGGCCTTTTAAGTGTGCCGGTACAGTTACTGTTCCGCGCGCCATTACCTCAGCAAAGCGCAGCATTTTGTCCAGGCCGTCAGCGCTGAAAATTGAAGGTACTGATTCTTGTGTCATTAATTCTGACATAGTGATATCTCCGGCCCGGCTATTGCCGGGCATAAAATAGGGTGGGTGTTACGCGGCGTCCATTTGCAGCGATTCCAGGCGGCGCATATCGAAATCGTTCAGGCCGATAGTGAGCGTGGTGGTTACCGGGCCCGGCCATACGTCGGTGTCCATGGCCTGGCGGATATCGCGCAGTGTCTTTTTGTATTCCAGACGGCCAAGTTCCAGTAAATCCGGCGAGGCTTCGACCACGGCGACCCAGTTGTAATTTTCGTCTTTGTTGACGAAGATCCAGAAGAACTGGTCGAGTTCGGCAATATCGCAGTACATGGCCGCGCTGACGTGATAATCGCGGTTGAGTATTTCCCGGCGGATCATTGCTTCGATGGCATCCTGCTTGAAACGTCCAAGTGATACCGATTTCAGGTCGAACCCGATGCGGCTGTCCGTGGTGGATATTTCAAGGTCTGGCCGGACACGAACTTCAAGGCCGGTATCTTCATCAATGCCGTAATAACTGACTTCCACGGCGCGGCCCGGATGGTTAATCAGCGGTCTGATTTCAGGGTGTTGGTAGACAGCTTCCTGCATGGCTTTGCCGAGCTTTAACTGATCACCAGTGATACGGATACGTGATTCATCTGCCTGCCATGCCTGCATTAATTCATCAGCGAAAACAGTGCCCGGCGATACGGCTTTGATTCTGGCGATAAGGTCCTCTTTCTTACCCGAGGTGATCAGTGGGTCCTGCTTACTGCGTTCTGCTTCCACCAGCTCAGGGTTTATCGCTTCCAGTTCCCGAATCATATCGATGCGCCCGCCGGATGTTTTCAGCGGTACCGGCAGGGTGTTATTGAACATTTTGATGCAGGCTTTCATTACCGCTGCGGTGTGCTTTTCATGTTCCGGAATGGTGCGGAAAGCATCAGGCAGAGAAACATAGAGAGAGCCAATTTCCTCAGCGTTACCGGACAGAGATAATGGCTGCGGCAGCGTGGCGTTATGTGCCTCAATCTCTGCTTTCAGTTCGTCGTTGTTCATCACCGGCGCCAGACCGGCGTTATAACTCTCAATCCATTTCTTCATAGATTCGGTATTGGTCAGTGCGTCATCCGGGATAACCGGCGGCAGGCTGAATTCCGCGTCCAGTTTTTCCGGCTCCAGTACCAGGGTGTGAAACAGGTTGCCGAAATCCAGCGCCTCAGAGCGCTCACGCTGAATAACTTTCGTGATGTGGTGGCGCTGGTAATACATCAGGCTGATCCGCGCATCTTTCAGCATGGTGCTGCTGATGCCGTTCGATGCGTGATACGTTTCGTTAGGGATATCAGGATAGCGGCCAGGCTCAAAGTGTGGCGGCTCCGTGGCTGCCTGACAGTCATTATCGGTCATCACCTCATTCTGTTGATAAACGGTTTGTTTATCATTATTTGCAGCAGAATGATCAGCGGCCCCGCACAGCGATTCAAAATACTGCTTTTTGTCGCTGGTGGCCGGGTACTTATCCATATTTCTGATGATGTGTGCCAGCGCTTCAATGCATTGCTCATCAGGCAGAGACTGTAAGCAGGTTGATGATGTGGCCGCGAGGCCGACACGGAAAATAATGTTGTCGTATTTTTCCAGTGCCTGGTTCGATTTATCACCGTTGATACGGGCAATCAGGTCGGTCGTTGCTTTCGCTATATCAATGCATGCCTCGCCATTGGCCATCATTATCGCCGCGGCTAAATTAGCATCCATACGTTCTTTATTGGTTGTTGCCATTGTGCTCACCTATAAGTTGATCTGTCCGTGCGGCGGTTTTGGTGGTGAAAGCCCACTTAATGCCGGTACGGAATGATTTGAACTGTTGTCGCTTGCCGCACACAATAAAAACGTGCAGGCCGTTGAGAATAAAAAATGTCATGTTATTCACCATTTAAATAAACTATTTGTTCATGTTTTGGCGTATAGCAAAACCGGCGTTTATCGCCAGTTCATGTAATTTTTCACGTTCCTATCCCGCGTTCCGGTTCTACGGGCTAGCGAAGACATTCTGCTGCATCAGAATTAGGGGTTGTGTTGCAGTCCCGGTTGTTAAAGAGCATGACCAATGTGGTCAACTTTATATGAATAATAACCCGTAACTGAACGTTGTCAACAATAAAAAACAATAAAAGATAAACAAAGTGGTTATTGTCGCGACGAAAAAAAGCCAGCTCGAGGCTGGCCGATTTCGCATCTGTCTGAGTTTATTACCGGTTTTTCTTTATGATGAACTCGATAAAGTCCTGGATCTGTTCTTTCTCTGCCGGTGACAGTGCAGCATACCGTTTCTGGTCATACTTAATGACGTCGGTATCGTTGGACGGGATCAGCAGCTCATAGGCTTTACGGCCCAGCGCCTTGGCGATAGAGTCCACGCTGTCCACGGTGGCACTGGTTTCATTTTTCACGATACGGTTAATCGTTGACTGGCCCAGCCCGCTTTTAACAGACAGCTGAGTCTGTGATTTCACGCCGTCAGTCAGCATGAAGGTACTGATGTTATCTGCGAGTATGGCGCCGATCTCGGTCGGTGAATAGATATCGTCAGTGCTTTCTGCCGGCCGGTTGTAATGGTCGGTATCCATCCAGTATTTTTGCACCCGAGTGACATGTTCTATCTTCCTGGCAACCGCGTCACTGATATTACGGTGGCTTTTCAAATCGGATGAGGAAAGGTAGCGTGAAATGATGTTCGGGGCGAACCCCAGCGCATCGGCCAGCGCTTTCTGTCTGCCGTCGTAATACTTCTCCAGAATGAAGATGAGGTTATCTCTCCTTATCTCATTGATGTTTTTCATATGGGTTGCCTGATTAAAATGTATTCGTAAATGTTTATCTGATTCTGTCATTAAACAGAATCATGACCTTGTTGGTAAATGACCATGTTGGTTATTATTCTCAGAATGTTTAACGATAGAACAGGAAAAATATGGAAGATTTCAATTTTCAGGCATTCTGGAATGGTCTTAACAAAGAAGATCGTGTTGCGTTCGCAGAGAAAGCCGGGGTAACTGTCGGTTATATCAGGACACACCTGAGCTATGCCCGCAGACAGCCGGGACTGAAAACTATCAGGCGATTACACCAGGCATGTACTGAGCATGGTGCAGCGGTGACAATGGAAGAGCTGATACGGTTTTTCGAGTGATGAACATATGGGGTCGCCTTGCGCGGCCTTTTTATTTTTTGCCATTACCGATAAACAATTATTCATTTAAGGTTGATTTATTTTTCATGATTCTCTATCTTACTTCTTAAACAACTTGGTTAAGAGGGACGTATGGAAGTCATCAACAGAAAAACAGCGGTTCTTAACGGGCTTGTCCGGTTTTATACGGGTAAGCCATGTAAAAACGGCCATGATGCTGAACGCTATACCAGCACCGGCGCATGTGTAGTGTGTGCGGCCATGCATTCTACGGAGTACCGAAAGGAAATGAACCGGTTACTGAAACTGGCAAAGGAACTGAATAAAACAGATGGGCGCATTCATGAGAGTGAATTCAGGGGGTGATATGGCTCGTATAAGAACCATCAAGCCAACATTCTGGACGGATGAGGACATGGCAGAGGTATCAGAAGCTGCCTGTTTACTGGCTATCGGGCTATTAAATTATGCTGATGATGAGGGGTATTTCAACGCTAATCCGAAACTGATTAAGGCTGCTGTTTTCCCGCTACGTGAGCCCTCCGGTAGTATTCCGGTATTACTACAGGAGCTTTCCAACTGCGGTTATATACGCCTGTTTTCTGCACAAAATGGCAAGCGTTTCGGGCTGATCATTAATTTTACAAAACATCAGGTAATTAACAAGAAAACAATAAGTAAAATCAAAGAGATGGATTTAATACCGGAAGACTACGGTAGTGATACAGGAGAACTACCACCCGGAAAGGAAGGGAAGGGAAAGGAAAGGAATATAAAAACAACTCTCTCTGGCGCGCATGAAGAAAATTTTATCCCTGACCCTGATGCGGAAGATCCACCGGTAGGAAACTGGTCAGATTATCCGGGTAAGTTTGTTATGACCGGGCACTGGCAGCCGGATCCGGATTTCAGCCGTAAGGCGGCACAGTGGGGCGTGATACTGAATGAGCCGTACCGGCCCGAGGAACTGGCCGAGTTCGTCACGTACTGGCAGGCGGAAGGCAAAGCTAAACACCATGCACAGTGGGAAATGGCATTTGCCAAAAGTATTCATCAGCAGCGCATGAAAACCAACGGGGGAAGCAATGGGGCAAATAAACACAATCAGACCGGCAGTCCGTTTGCCGGAAAATCCAGAGCCATGCAGAAATTCCTGCAAAGCGTCCACGACAACCACGGACCAGAGGCTGTTGCAGCTCTGGTGGAAAATGATCGAGCTGTACGGGGACAAATGGACCAGGAAGAACAACGAGGAGCCGTCATCGATGTGGAAGCGAGCGACCGCCGGATTGAGTGACGACCAGTTTGAGATGATATTCACGTTCTGCCTCGATCGCTGCATGAACGGCAATCCGTGGCCGCCTGAACTGTCTGACATAATTGTGATGCTGTCGGATAAGCTGGTGGACTCAAACGCATTCGGGATCCCGTTTGACGACATGCTACGTGACTTCCAGAAATACCTGGCAAACCGGAGAAACTACCGCAGTGCTGAGATGTACCCATTCCGGCACCCGGTGCAGTACTGGATTTTCACGGAACTGAGGGACAAGGTTTACGATCTGCGACTGACTGAGCCTGAGGTTGAAAAGCGCCTGGCGAAGATGATCCGGCAGTGGGCTGATCGTGTGGCCAAAGGCGAACCGATACCCCGTCCGGTTCTGCGCATGGAAGATAAAACCCGTCCGCCTCCGGCATGGATGGAAATGCTCGAAAGAAAGAAACAACGATCTGCCTGAGTGCATGAATCATCAAAATCGTAAGCCAGCGCAACACAGCGAGGTTTTAACTATGTGGTCAGTACGTTTTCATGATGTGGCTTTAAAAGTCTCTCAGAATTCGATACAGAGCGTTTTAACCGCATGCGGCGTATTGGTATTTTTATTCTTGAAAAGATAAACAATATGGTTATATTTACCTGTAAGGTAATTACCATGGGGGCTATATGCGGGTTCAGGACTACATCGTGCGGGTTCTTGCGGATAAGCCGGATCTCACTGCTATGCAGCTGGTGATCGCCATCAGGAATGACCACAAACGGAAGGTCGGAATATCTGCGGTGCGGTATGCGCTCGACCAGCTGTATCGCTGGAATGTGATAGGGCGCAAAAGAAACTCATACAACTTCGTCCACTGGCTTCGGTATGACCACCGGGAAGGGCTTGAAAATCAGGCGCAGACCCGGCGCGAGAATATCGCTAAAGCTCTCAGGCGCAGCCATGAGCGCAGCGAGGAGACGGCAGCGAAACCGAGGGTAACAGAGCGAAAGCCGAGAGGGCGCCAGCCGATTGAGCAGTACGGCGAACCGGCACGGATGCAGAAACTGTTTGATTCACTACTGAAAAAGGCCAGGAACAATGCGGGTTAACGAGTTCGATATCACGCCGGTACCAAAGCCGCGTATGACACAGCGGGATAAGTGGCAGAAACGGCCTTCAGTGATGCGCTACAGGGCATTCTGTGACGAAGCACGGTTGCGCCGCATCATGCTGCCGGAATCAGGTGCTGAAATCGTTTTTCAGATGCCAATGCCGAAAAGCTGGTCAGGAGTGAAAAGGCGCAGCATGGCCGGGCAGCCGCATCAGCAGAAGCCGGATGTCGATAACCTGCTTAAAGCCCTGATGGATGCGCTGTTTGATGATGACTGCAAGGTCTGGAATGTGGCGGTTTCCAAGGTGTGGGGTGAGTCCGGGAAGATAACGGTAAGGTTACCGGAAAAATCGACAATTCATGAACTTATTACCATCGGGTAAGTTTGTGAGCGGGTTATTTTATTGGTGAATGATATCGGTAATAAGTTATGAGTTAAAAATCATGCTGTTATGCGTCGATTTTTCTGAGGTATCAACACCGGATTATTAATGATTATGTGAGGCGCTGGGTGCATTGCTGCGACCTCATTGATGATGTGGGAGATGTAACACAATGAAATATCCAAAAATAGATGATTTCCACAATGGCATTAAACCAATGCCGAAGTTGTTCCGGGTTATCAGTGTAGAACTTGACGTTTTGCGCGCTCATTTAGGTTCTGGCGGTGGCGTTATATTTGATTGTGATGATGTCGAAATCAGGAAAGTAAGGCGGGTTAAACACAATGGCGGCTGGTGCTGGCAGTTGGTCAGAGAGTACAAAGACCAGGAGATGTGGGATTACTGCTTCAATCAAGACAGGGAGTGTCTGAATAACCTGAATTGGGAATTTGGTCTGTTCAGATAAATAAACAATCGTGACATGTCACGGAGATATTAATTAAAAATTATCCGCAAAAGCAGCATAACCCAAGACAGAAGGACTTTTGATTATGACTACAGAACAACTCGCAGAATTAAAACGCATTGCACTGGAAAAACACCGTGAAGCTGAAAAGGCAATGTATGCCTATGCAAAAGAGTGTGACGGTATTGAGCGCATGGAAGCATTTGAAGCATATGAAAACATCAGAACAGCGACGAGGGTGCGGGGATGAAAACCGTAAAAACGAGTGAGCTTTCAGGCCGGGCGCTGGATTGGGCTGTGGCACAGGCTATGGGTATGCAGGTTGAAATAGGCGCTGAGTATATCGTTGATGCCAATAAATGCGTTTACGTGCCGTCAGGGTCGTGGGTTATCTGTGGTGAATTTGTCGAGAAATATTCTATTGAGCTTGTAAACGAACTGATCCCGGATGAGCAGTGGGGCGGGTGTATGGTCTGGTCTGCATCCTGTAATTACGTGCAGGATGGCTATGAAGACGGTGATACACCATGTATAGCAATTTGCCGCGCTGTCGTGACGGTGAAGATGGGGCGTGAGATTAGTGTGCCTGAGGAGCTTTTGAAATGACGCATGATGACCTGTGTGAAATGTCGGTGCGATTCCTGCAAAACAACGGATTTAATGTCGCCTTCGGTGACAGATTTCAGTCCAGCAACGGGACAGGAGAGCAGCCTGATGCTATCGGGTTCAGAAGCGGGGTTAGTTGTCTGATTGAGGCGAAAGTAAGCCGGTCTGATTTTCTTGCCGACAAAAAGAAGTGGTTCAGACAGCAGCCGGAAAAAGGAATGGGTGACTGGCGCTTCTTCATATCGCCGCCGGATATTATTAAACCGGAAGATTTGCCTGCCGGCTGGGGGTTGCTCCACGTCAAAGGCAAGCGGGTGTACAAGGTTCACGGCTGGCCTCCTAACTCATACTGGCAGAGCAAGAAGCCATTTTCAGCCAACAAACAGGCAGAATGTGATCACATGTACAGTGCGCTGCGCCGGTTACAAATACGCGGACACCTCCATGAAATATATGAAGGTATTCCGAAAGGAGTTATCTCATGACAGCCAAATCCCCCGCTGAACGCAAAGCAGCGCAACGTAAACGTCAGCGTAGCGCTGGCATGGTAATCCCGCAGTGGCAGATTGAGGCCGAAGAACATGAGATGATCAAACGCAACTGCGCTCTGCGCCGTCCCGGTCGTGAGCCATACGACGAAGCCGAGTATATTCAGATGCTGATACGCAACGACGATGCACGGCTTAAGCGTGAGATTGCGGAGCTGTCAAAGCGCTGCTGTGGTAAGTGTGGCGAGGCGCTGCCGGTCGCGGAGTGTTGTCTGTCCGGTGATGCAGAGTGCTGGAACACCAGAGGGTGGCATGAGCTTAAACTCGAAGTGGTTGACAAATAGCCAGTAAAACTGAAATTTGGTTGACGCGATTTATAATGCACTGATATTTAATTATTTTATGAGGTTATTATGTTAGATGAATTTGAAGGATTTTGATTCCCTCATGCGTGAGGGTAACACTGACTAACTACCTGATACTATTCCGTTATGTGAATTCCCATAGCGGGAAATCCAACTACCGAAGATTTTCAGGTAGTTCAAAACACTTTACGGGTTTGAATGTTATCTTTTAGTTGGTCATAATAAACAAAGAGGTAATCATTATGACCATCAAAAGACCACGCAAACCACCAGCACGAAAGCCCACACCGCTGAACGCTCAGATGGAGCGTTTCTGTCAGGAATATCTCAAAGCGCCTGATAATCAGACTGATGCCGCCATTGCTGCCGGGTATGCTCCCGGTAGTGCCTGTAAACGCGCATCGGTACTGATGGCAGATACCCGCATTCAGGAACGTATCGCCCAGCTTATGCAGCAGCGGAACAAGCGCACCAAAATGAGCGCTGACACTGTGCTCAAGCGGCTGGTGGATATGCTGGATGCTGATATTGCGGACATACTCACTGATACAGGGGATATCAAACCCATCAGCGAATGGTCGCCGGTCTGGCGTAAATCCGTGGCCGCATTCGATATCATCGACATCGACGGTGATACCCGCCTGAAAAAAGTGAAGCTCCTGGACAAACTCAAGGTGCTGGAACTCATCGGTAAGCACGTCGATATCAATGCATTCCGTGAGCGCGTACAGGTGGACGTCAATATCTCGCTGGCGGATAAACTGGCAGCGGCACGTAAGCGGGCAGCAGAGGGCATTGAGTAATGACAGATGCCGCCACCATGTCACCGGAAGAACAACTGATTGACGATATCGCTATGTTCACGCATGACCCGCTCAGTTATGCGCTTTACGCATTTCCGTGGGGCGAGGCGGGTACCGAACTGGAAACGGCCAGCGGTCCGCGTCAGTGGCAGGCGGAGGCGCTGGGTGAAATCGGTCAGCACTTGCGCAATCCTGACACCCGGCATCAGCCGCTGCTGCTGGCCCGTGCATCCGGGCACGGTATCGGTAAAGCCCAGCGATTGGACGATGTTATAGACACTCCATCAGGACAACGGAAATGGGGAGATTTAACTGCGGGCGACACCGTTTTCTCTCGTTCTGGCGAACCAGTGCAGATTATCGCAACGAAACACTATAAATCAGCGCCAATGTATCGCGTAACTTTTGATGACCGGTCTTATGTTGACGTCTCAAGCGGGCATCTGTGGAATGTAAAAGGGCGTCAGGAGCGGAGGAATAACCTGGACGTCTGGCGCACACTGGAAACAGTTCAGATCCTGCGGATGGGGGTTAAACGTAAAAACGGTAAGGCCATGGCAAGGCAGTGGGAGATCCCTCTGCAAGGCGCCGTACAATACCCGTACATGCCTGTACCGGCAGACCCGTATATGCTGGGGATCTGGATTGGTGACGGAAAGAAAAATACAGCAATGTATACCAAGCCCGACTCTGAGGTTATTGAAAAGCTTAATGCTAATGGCATAAGAACAAGGGTTGGTACAAAACAATCGGTTTATCTGTCAGGTGAGACAGTAAATTTAAGGGCAACCGGAGTTTTTGAGCTTGGTTCTCACGAGAGATACATACCTGATAATTATAAATTTAATACGCAGCAAGTACGTTTTGAGTTGCTCTGCGGTTTGCTTGATTCGGATGGCGAGGTACATAAATCAGGTTCAATAGGTTACAGTACCACCAGTGAGCGTCTGGCTGATGATATCGTTTGGCTGGTAAGATCACTGGGATATAAAGCTATGCACCAGCCTGCGATTAAAGAGCCGTACTATACCGATGCTGCCGGGAATAAAGTCAGAGGTAAGGATTGCTACAGGGTGACAATCAATTCGCCAGTTAATCCGTTTTCTATCGGCAGAAAGAAAGATGCATACAAACCGTCTGAATCCCGTTATCTGAAACGCTGGATTGACAGCATTGTGCCTATCGGTGACATGCCTGCAATGTGTATTACCGTTGATAGCGTTGATGGCCTTTACTTGGCGAATGACTTCATCGTTACTCATAATAGCGCATTCATTTCCATGGTGATTAAGTGGGGCATGGACACCTGCGAAGACTGCAAGGTTGTCGTTACCGCCAACACCGAAAACCAGTTACGAACCAAAACATGGCCGGAGATTGCCAAGTGGCAGCGCCTTTCCATCACCCGCGACTGGTTCACCTGCACCAAAACTGCCATCTATTCCAACGACCCGAACCACACCAACGCATGGCGGGCAGATGCCGTGCCGTGGTCAGAGAACAACACCGAGGCATTCGCCGGGCTGCACAACCAGGGCAAGCGCATCATTCTGGTATTCGATGAGGCGTCTAACATTGCCGATCTGGTGTGGGAGGTAGCAGAGGGGGCGCTGACGGATGAGAACACGGAAATTATCTGGATTGCGTTTGGTAACCCGACCCGTAACACCGGGCGCTTCCGCGAGTGCTTCCGCAAATTCAAACACCGCTGGCGTACAAAGCAGATAGACAGCCGGACGGTGGAGGGTACCAACAAAGAGCAGATCAAAAAGTGGGAAGAAGATATGGGTGAAGATAGCGACTTCTTCAAAATCCGTGTGCGCGGTATCTTCCCGTCAGCCTCTGAAACGCAGTTCATCCCTACCGGCCTTACCGATGCTGCCATGAAACGAACGGTAACCGCCGCAGAGGTGGCTCATGCGCCGGTAATCATCGGCGTTGACCCTGCCTATTCCGGAGCTGATGATGCGGTGATCTACATGCGGCAGGGGCTGCACTGTAAGTTTCTATGGTCTGGCGCTAAAACCACCGACGATGTGATCATGGCGAAACGCATTGCTGACTTTGAGGACCGCTATCAGGCTGACGCGGTGCATATCGATTTCGGCTACGGTACCGGTATTTGTTCTGTTGGAATGAACTGGGGGCGCGACTGGCAGTTGGTGCAGTTCAACGGTTCATCGACAGATCCACAGATGGCTAACAAGCGCGGTGAGATGTACAACAGCGTTAAAACGTGGCTCAAGATTGGCGGGGCGCTGGACGACCAGGAAACTGCTGACGATTTATCTACCGCTGAATACAAAGTCCGCCTGGACGGTAAAATACTACTGGAAGCCAAAGATGATATTAAAAAACGCATAGGCCGCTCTCCGGGTAAAGGTGATGCGCTGGCGCTGACATTTGCTTATCCGGTCACCAAAAAAGATCCGCAATTCAAACAGAACCTCTCTCACGGCTCAGTGGTAGCCGACAACGATTACGATCCCTACGCATAAAAAAGCCCGCGCACCGGCGGGCTTATTGCAATATTTTCTGACTATAATAACGGCTCTGACAGCCAGTCATCGGCGAACAAATCCCCCTGAGACGGAACCCACCCAGGCTGCATATGTCCCTGGGCATTTTTCAGGTCTAGATGTGGCTGAATGGTGAACTCACCTGTGATGCCAGCATTTGCATAATCAGACCCAGGTCGCGCCTCGCTTACCTTGTAACCACCCGCTTTAATCACAAACTGACCCTTGCCGTTCCAGCCTTCACGATAAATCTTTGCGCCAGCCTTGGCGGCTTCTAATGCTTGACCAAAATTCATATTAACCTCTCTATCTATTGTTAAAAAAATGCCCTCACGAAGAGGGCAAACGCTGTAGCAATGGCAACACCTGTTATGGAGGGTAAAGAGAATCACGGCTGAATGATAAACAAAATGTTAGTCACGTTTATTTCAAATGTCAATTAACATGATATACAATCCATATAAAGTAATCATGTTTATCTTATTGAGGTGTGGATATGTGTGGATTCAGTAAGCCGAAAATCAGTACGCCGCCACCGGTTCAGGCAGCACCACAGGAGCAGGACGAAGCTGTCACCAGCAGCCGTGATGAAGAAATGCGCCGCCGCCGTGCAGCATCAGGCCGTAAATCAACCATGCTGACCGGTTCGCAGGGTGCCACCGGTGCCGCGTCCACCAGCGGTAAAACGCTGCTAGGCCAGTAATCACAGGGGCGGATAATGTCAGACAGCCTGAAACAGCAGTTAAATAAACAACTCTCTCAGCTCAAAGCCGAGCGTCTCTCTTTTGAGCCGCACTGGCGTGAGCTGTCTGATTTCACCCGTCCGCGCAGTACCCGCTTTACCGCCTCGGAAGTTAACCGAGGTGATCGCCGTAACAGCAAGATTATTGACCCTGCTGCCGTCATGGCGGCGCGTACCTTATCCAGCGGCATGATGTCCGGCATTACCAGTCCGGCGCGTCCGTGGTTCCGTCTGGCGACACCTGATCGTGATTTGATGGACTACGGTCCGGTGAAACTTTGGCTGGAAACTGTCGAACAGCGCATGAACGAAGTATTTAACCGCTCCAATCTCTACCAGTCACTGCCGCTGATGTACGAGGATTTAGGCACGTTCGCCACCGGTGCAATGGCTGTTGTTGCTGACCCGCAGCGGGTGATCCGTACTGTACCGTTTCCGACCGGCAGTTTTTACATTGCCAACGGCGCGGATCTGAGTGTCGATACTGCTGTCCGTGAATTCAGCATGACCGTGCGTCAGGTGGTCACTGAGTTCGGTACGGACGCTGTCAGCGATACCGTGAAATCACAGTGGAACAGCGGTCAATACGGGCAGTGGGTGAATGTGGTTCACGCGGTCTATCCGAACCTTGACCGCCAGACCGGCAACCTGGAAGCGAAACACAAGGCGTACAAATCCGTTTATTACGAAGCCACCAGCACTGACGACAAGTTGTTACGTGAATCCGGTTACGATGAATTCCCGATCATGGCACCACGCTGGGAAGTGAACGGCGAGGACGTTTACGGTTCATCCTGTCCCGGTATGGTGGCACTCGGCAGCGTGAAAGCCCTGCAACTTCTGCAACGCCGCAAAGCGCAGATGATCGATAAAATCACCAACCCGCCGTTACAGGCTCCGGCCTCAATCAAAAGCCAACGTATTTCGACTATCCCCGGCGGGATTAACTATCTGCCGATGGCGGACGTGAACAACCAGATCAAACCGCTGTTCCAGATCCCAGCCAATGGTACTAACGGACTGCTGGAAGATATCCAGGACACCCGCCAGATTATCGACCACGCCTATTTCGTTGATCTGTTCCGCATGATGCAGACCGTGAATACCCGTTCAATGCCGGTTGAGGCCGTGGCTGAAATGCGGGAAGAGAAACTGCTGATGCTGGGACCGGTATTACAGCGTCTGGATTCTGAGCTGCTGGATAAGCTGATTAACCGCACGTTCAGCGTAATGGCTGAGAACAACTTGCTGCCGGTACCGCCGGATGAGATGCAGGGTATGCAGCTGAAAGTCGAATATATCTCAGTGATGGCGCAGGCGCAGAAAGCGATCGGTGTCAGCAGCATTGAGCGCTTTATCGGCTTCACCAGCGGCATAGGTCAGTTCAGCCCGGATGCCCTGGACAAAATCAACGTGGACGAAACTATCGACGCCTACGCCGCATCAATCGGGGTTCCACCGTCCGTGGTGGCAACTAATGAACAGGTGGCACAGATCCGTGAACAGCGTGCGCAACAGCAGGCTATGGCACAACAGATGCAGATGGCGCAGGCCGCTGTCGGTGGCGCTCAGGCGCTGGGTAATACGCCGATGGATGATAACAGCGCATTGGCTGCGCTGGCCGGAGGTGGTCAGTGACAGACGCACAGGAAACCTATCTGCTCACTCCGCAGGAACAGGCCGCGCACGATATTGCGCAGCGTGATCAGCAAAAACGTGCTGATGATGACCTGAAATCAGTTATGTCAACAGAGGAAGGCCGCCGGTTTATGTGGCGGTTATTGGCTGAAAGTAACGTGTTTGGCTCATCTTTCTCAGCAGATCCGTATCTGACAGCCTTTAAAGAGGGCTGCCGTAATTTTGGTTTACAGATGTTTGAAGGGCTTCATCGTGTCTGCCCTGAACTCTATGCACTGATGGCTGATGAAGCCGCGAAACAACAGGAGAAACAATCATGAACTTATGGCAGCGCTTAATGATGCGTCGCTTGTGTGAAGAGCAGAACGCGGAGGGGGGTGATAATGGCGGAGCGGCTACAGGCGCAGATAACGCACAAGCTGGCGCGGATACATCATCAGCGGATAACGGCGGTACTCCTGCGGGTAATGAGCAGAATAAAGGCGCTGAACAGCAGGCTAAAGACCAGAAAGCCGATCCCGGTAAATCCGCTGTAGCGGCACCGGAGAAGTATGAATTTAAAACCGCAGAAGGTCAGGAACTGGATGCTGAAGCGGTAAAAGCCTTTGAGCCGATCGCCAAAGAGCTGAACCTGAGCAACGAGCAGGCACAAAAGCTGGTGGATGTGTACGGCAGCAAGATCATGCCGAAGCTGGTTGAGCAGCAGGCGGCGCAGTGGCAGCAGCAGATTGAACAGTGGGCTGAACAGGTTAAGGCAGATAAAGACCTCGGTACCGATGCGTCCATTGGCGCAGCGCAAAAAGCCATGGATAAGTTCGGTTCACCAGAGCTGAAACAGTATTTGAACGAAACCGGCCTCGGAAATCACCCGGAGCTGGTGCGTATTTTTGCCAATATCGGCAAAGCCATGTCAGAGGACGGTCTTGTCACTGGCAATAGCGGTGGCGCGAAGAGTGCCGCTGATGTGTTATTCGGATAATTAAGGGGAAACCATGCCAGCTCTTACGCTTCTTGACTGGGCTAAACGACAAGGCCCTGACAGCAAACAGGCAAAAATTGTCGAACTGCTGAATCAGACCAACGAGATCCTCGACGATATGCTGTTCGTTGAGGGTAACCTGCCGACCGGTCACCGTACCACAGTGCGTACCGGTCTTCCGTCAGCCACATGGCGCTTACTGAACTACGGTGTTCAGCCGAGCAAATCAACCACCGCACAGGTCACCGACACCACCGGTATGCTGGAAACCTATTCCGAAGTGGATAAAGACCTGGCTGACCTGAACGGTAATACCTCGGAATTCCTGCTTTCTGAATCCCTGGCGTTTCTGGAATCTATGAACCAAGAGATGGCTGAAACGCTGATCTACGGTGATACCTCTGTACATCCGCAGCGCTTCACCGGTCTGGCTGCCCGTTTTAATGATCTGAGTGCCAAGAGCGGCACCAATATTATCGACGCTGGCGGTACCGGCAGCAACCTGACATCCATTTATCTGGTGGTATGGGGTGAGAATACTGTACACGGCCTGTTCCCGAAAGGATCTAAAGCGGGCTTGCAGCAGGAGCACAAAGGCCAGGTGACGCTGAAAGATGAGAACGGTGGTCGCTATGAAGGTTACCGTACCCACTTCCAGTGGAAAAACGGCCTGACTGTCCGTGACTGGCGTTATGTGGTGCGTATCGCCAATATCGACATGAGCAAGCTGAAGAAAGACCCGGAAGCAGCGGACACGCTCGACCTGGTTGATCTGCTGATTCAGGCTATTGAGAAGATCCCTAACCTCGCTATGGGTCGCCCGGCAATCTACTGCAACCAGGCTATCCGCAGCTGGATGCGCCGCCAGATTAAGAACTCCAAGAACGTCAACATTTCCATGCAGGAAGTCGCAGGGAAGAAAGTCGTGTCGTTTGATGAGATCCCGGTGCGCCGCGTCGATTCCATTCTGGCGACAGAAAGCCAGGTTAAGTAACCGCGTATGCCGGACGGCATCAGCCTCCGGCAACCTTTTAACAGAGGTAACACAATGATTTTAGATAAAGAAACGATGTTCTCCGTCGATCAGGCGGTTACTGCATCAGCAGCCGGGAAAAGTATTATTGACCTCGGCCCGCTGCGTAATGATTTCCGTGATATCGGTATCGGTGAGCCGCTGGAACTGTTCGCACAGGTGACCGAGCAAGCCAAAGCCGCCGGTGATGCCACTGTGCAGATCAAACTGGAAACGGCATCTGACAAAGAATTCACAGATGCTAAGGCTATCTTTCTGTCTGAACCCATGCCGATTGCATCACTGAATGCCGGTAAGCGCATTGCTGCTAAAGTCCCGCAGGGCAGTCTTAAGTTTCTGCGCCTCCAGTACATCGTGGGTGATGGCCCGTTAACAGCGGGTAAGTTCACATCAGGCATTATCCTGAATGTGGATGCTCATCCGGTCTATGAAGCTGTCAGTAATTAAGGTGTGACATGTCACGATATAAAGTGCTGAAGAAATCCTTTATCAATGGACGCCTGCTTTATCCGGGTGAGGAAATTGAGTTCATCGGTGTGGCGGGAGATAACCTGCAGCTGATTGAAACCGGTGAGCGCATAACGGTGAATGAAGATGCCAATGCCAATGCCAATGCCGGTGGCGATAATCACAATGGTGATAATGGCGGTGGTGAGGGTGGTACCGGTTCTTCCGGTGCTGACGCTGAATTAATCGCGTTGCAGGATCAATACCAGCAGTTGTTTGGTAAGAAGCCGCATTACAACGCAGGTGCCGAAAAACTCCGCGCAGATATTGACGCGAAACGTAAAGAGCTTGGGGTTTAACCCCCGATTCAAAAGGGGGCGAAAGCCCCTTTTTCTTTTTCTGTACAGATACGGGGAGAAACCACAGTGGCCTCAGAAATCGAAATCTGCAATATCGCGCTCAGCCGCATCGGTAACAGCCGATCTATCAACAGCATGACCGAGGCCAGCAAAGAGGCCAATCAGTGCAGCCTGCACTATGAACAGTGCCGTGATGCGGTACTGTCAGACTTCCCCTGGAATTTTGCTGTTAAGCGCGTGGCGCTGGCTGATACTAATAATCCGCCGCCGGAATGGAAATATGCTTACCGTTACCCTACGGACTGCATGAAAGCTATTGCGATTATCCGTCCCGGTGAAAAGTATCACCGCCCTGATACCGCGATTCATTTTCAGGTCGGTTCTGATGAAGGAGGTACCGGGAAACTGATTTATACCGATCGGCCGGAGGCGTGGCTGCAATACACCGCCCGGGTGACAGATGTCAATATGTATGACGCGCTGTTTAAAGATGCGCTGGCGTGGCGTCTGGCTGCTGAACTGGCGCGACCTCTGGCATCAAATGCCGGTATCGGTAATGAGGCTCTGCAACTTTACCAGATGACGATCGCCGGTGCGGCAGCGCACTCCCTCAGTGAATCATCAGAGCCGGTCGATTATATGGATGAGTTTACTGCAGCGAGGTTATCGTAATGGCCTACAGTATTATTCAGCCGTCATTCTCCGGCGGCGAAATCGCCCCGAGCTTATACGGGCGCGTCGATATGGCGAAGTACGCTACAGCATTACGCAAGTGCCGTAATCTCATTGTCCGGCAGTACGGCGGGGCAGAAAACCGCCCGGGTACCCGTTTCATTGCCGCGGCTAAATACGGTGACAAAAAATGCCGCCTGATCCCGTTCCAGTTCAGCACGGTGCAAACCTATGCGCTGGAGTTCGGCGATCGGTATATCCGTGTGTTTAAAGACGGCGGGCAGGTGTTGTATGCCGATGGTGAACACAAAGGTGAAGTGTTTGAACTGGCGACACCCTATGCAGAATCTGAACTATTTAAGCTGAAATTCACGCAATCTGCTGACGTAATGACCATCGTTCACACTGATCACCCACCGATGGAATTACAGCGTTACGATCACGATGACTGGCGGCTGGCGGAAGTGGAGACAAAGAACGGACCGTTTGAAGACATTAACACCGACAAGGCGATCAAAGTGTACGCCAGCGCCAGTACCGGCACAGTAACACTGACGGCGACACACAATATCTTCGGCAGCGAGCAGGTGGGGAAACAGTTTTACCTGGAACAGCGTGCTGTTGATGAAGTGCCGGTGTGGGAAACAGATAAAGAAACCGCAGTGAACGATCAGCGTCGTGCCGGAAGTCACTATTACCGCGCCAATACTGCCGGTAAAACCGGTACGCTGCGTCCGTCTCACACCGAGGGCATGAGCTGGGACGGATGGGGCGGAGATAACGGCATCCAGTGGGAATACCTGCACAGTGGGTTCGGTATTGTCAAAATTGAATCTGTCAGTGGTGACGGTAAATCCGCTACCGGTAAAGTCATTTCTTATCTGCCGTCCAATGCTGTCACAGCAGGTAACGCCAGTCACAAATGGGCGCGGGCAGTATGGAATAAAGAGCTGGGTTATCCGAGTACCGTGACCTATTACCAGCAGCGCCTGTTCTTTGCCGGATCCCGTTCTCAACCACAAACCATATGGGCCAGCCGCAGCGGCGATTATAAAGACTTCGGACGCAGTAACCCGATTCAGGATGACGACCGCATTATTTACACCTATGCCGGGCGGCAGGTGAATGAAATCCGTCATCTGATCGACGTTGGTTCGCTGGTGGCGCTGACCTCCGGCGGAGAGTATCAGGTTACTGGTGATCAGAATAAGGTACTCACCCCGGCCAGTTTCGCTATGTCGTCACAGGGTGCTAACGGATCCAGTAATCTGCCGCCGATTGCCGTGGCGAACATTGCGCTGTACGTGCAGGAAAAAGGCAGCGCTGTTCGTGACCTGGCGTATTCATTCGATGTGGACGGCTACCAGGGCACAGATTTAACCATTCTCGCCAATCACCTGTTCCAGAAACACCAGATTGTTGACTGGGCTTTTTCGACCGTCCCTTATTCCGTTGCCTGGTGTGTCCGGGATGACGGCGAACTGCTGGCGCTGACCTATCTGCGTGAACAGCAGGTTTTCGCCTGGGCGCCGCAACATACTGACGGTGAATTTGAATCTGTCTGTACCATAAGCGAGGGCACGGAAGATGCGGTGTACTTCGTGGTGAAGCGCAAGGCTGGTAAAAAGACGGTTCGTTATGTCGAACGTCTGGCAAGCCGGTTATTTACCAGGACGGAAGATGCGTTCTTTGTGGACTCCGGCCTGAGTTATGACGGTCGTAATACAGATCCGGATAAAACCGTTGTTATTACCGGCGGTACTGACGACTGGTCATATCAGGAAGAATACCGCCTATCTGTGTTGGCTGACAGCGTATTCAAAGAGAGCGACATCGGTAATGAGATCCACATTGATTACACCGAGGACGATGAGCATAAAATACTGAAATGCCGCATTGTTGAAGTCATTAATAATAAAGAAGTTACGGTGTCACCTAACCGTAATGTGCCACCAGCGTTACGCAGCACAATGACCGTGGCATGGGGATTTGCCCGTAAATTCTTTACCGGTATCGGGCACCTGGAAGGAAAAACCGTGAGTGTGCTGGCAGATGCCAATGTAGCGCCGCCGGTTGTTGTCTCCGGTGAACGGGTGGAAATCGACACGCCGTCAGTAGTGGTGCATATCGGCCTGCCGGTCACCAGCGAACTGGAAACGCTGGACATTCATATTAACGGGCAGGAAACGCTGCTGGATAAAAAGAAACTGGTAAAGGTTGCCAGTCTTATCGTTAATTCCAGCCGTGGCGTGTGGGCCGGTACCGACAAAGACCACCTGTATGAATATCCACAGCGTGAGTTTGAGTATTACGACAACCCTGTTGATGACGCGACCGGCATTGTGGAAATCAATCTGGATTCCAACTGGAGCAAAAACGGGCGCGTCTTTATCCGGCAGGAAGACCCGCTGCCGCTGTCCATTCTCGCGGTTATCCCGCGTCTTGATGTCGGAGGGTTTTAACCGATGGCACACGTACAGATTATCCCGGCAACTGCTGAGCATATTCAGCAGCTTCTGCCTTATGTCCGCCAGGCTGATCATGATGAGTTCTCGGCATTCTCCGGTCAGACGGCAGAGCAGGTTCTTACCCGTGGTGTTACCTGTTCGACAAAGGCGTGGTCTGGTCTGATTGATGATCAGGTCGTTACAATATTCGGTGTGGCTCCGGGGTCTATCCTGAGTGGCGTGGGGATCCCGTGGCTGGTGAGTTCATCTCACCTTGAAATACATCAGAAGATATTCCTGCGTCGCTGCAAACCGGTACTGAAAGCCATGCTGGCAGTCTATCCGTCACTGGAAAACTATGTGGATGCGCGTAACCACGTTGCGAAAGCCTGGCTTCACTGGCTGGGTTTCCGGCTGGAACCGGCGGAACCGATCGGCTTAATGAAACTGCCTTTCCATCACTTCACCATGAGGGCGAAATAATGTGCGAACCAACCATGCTGGCAGCCGCCGCAATCGGTACCGGAGCAATGCAGGCATACAGCCAGTATCAGTCCGGTAAATTCAACGCTGACGTTGCAAACCAGAATGCCAAACTGAATGAAGCAGCAGCGGATGATTCTATTAACCGTGGTAATGCCGAGGCAGCAAAGCAGCGTTCCCGCGCTCGGCAACTGGCAGGAACTCAGGCGGCCACCATGTCGGCCAATGGTGTTGATCTCGGTGCAGGTGGTGCGCTGGATATCTTCGGCGATACTGCGGCCATGGGTGAACTCGATGCGCTCACCGTGATGAACAACGCTTCCCGCGAGGCATACGGCTATAAGTTGCAGGCGGCCAATGACCGGCTCAATGCGAAGATGTCGCGCCGTCAGGGCAATATTGGTGCAATCGGTACGATACTGACCACGCCGCTGAATGCATGGGGGGCGTACAAAGTGGCAGGCGGCACCGGTAGTATATTTGGCTCAAGTGCGACTAAAGCCGCATCAGGAACCGGATCAAACCTGTTTGATGTGACCCGCCAGACCGGCAATTACGGACGATTCTTTTAACGGAGGGCGCTATGCCGACAGTACCAACCTATAACGAAAGACAGGTCAGCAGCAGCCCGTTGCCAGCCAACGGATTCAGCGCACAGTCATCACCTGAACACTTCGGTGCCGGGCTGGCACAGGCAGGTGATCAGTATATCAATGCTTTTGCAGAGGCAAAGCAGCGGGCCAATGTGGCGTTGTCGCAGGATGCTGCGTTACAGCTGCGCCAGAAAGCCAATGAACTGATGACCGATCCACAGAACGGCCTGCTGGCGCAGCAGGGTAAAAACGCCATAGGTAAGGCGGCAGAGTACCAGAATCAGTTTGATTCCTTCGCCGGAGAGATTGCGGACACGCTGCCGGACGATAATGCGCGCGGACACTTCATGCAGCAGGCGCAGGAAATGCGCTTACAGTTCGGCAGTCAGGCTAATAAGCATGAAATGGGGCAGATACAGTCATACGAAACCGATCAGTTTCAGTCCACGCTGACGCTGAATGCGGAAACGGCCGCCACGCAGTACGGTGATAATCAGGCGTATGTCTCAACCAATAAGCAGGTGTTTCAGCAGATAGAAGACTTCGGACTGTCCCACGGCTGGAGTGATGAGCAGATCCTGGCTAAAAAGCAGGAATTTAAAACCAGTACTGCCCGCAAAGCCATTGAGAACCAGATCGGCGCGGACTACATGCAGTTCATGCAACAGAACGGTGAACCGTCCAGCCTTGGCGGCGTTAGCCGTGCATCGGAATACTATGGCGGTGATGTCGGATCTGTAAAAGGCATGACGCAGCAGGGCAATATCAATCTGATGAATCGCCCGAAAGTGCAGAACGAAGACGGATCTGTCAGCACAGTAAGAACGATATCTGTCGGTACCGATGAGGGGGAGGTGCTGCTGCCGACAGTAAGTGACGATGGTAAATTGCTGACCGATGATGAAGCCATTGCGCTGTATGAAAAAACCGGAAAACATCTGGGTATTTTTGATAACCCGGATGATGCCACAGCATATGCTGAGCAGCTGCATAACCAGCAGGAGCAGTTATACGTTCAGGGTGGCAGCAACGGCAACGCCCGCGGCGTCCGCAACAATAACCCCGGCAATATTCGTAAATCAAAAGATGTATGGGTTGGTCAGACCGGTAATGATGGTGCGTTCGTTACCTTTGCGACACCGGCACACGGCATCCGGGCAACCGGGCGTAACCTGCTGTCATATGCACGTCAGGGGTATGTAACGCCGGAGCAGATAATCACACGCTGGGCGCCGCCGGAAGATAATAATGACACCGAGGGATATATTAAATTTGTCTCTGAATATCTCAATGTCCCGCGTGACACCCGCCTTGATTTAACGGATCTGAACACACTGACACGCCTTTCAATGGCGATCATGATTAAAGAGAACGGACAGAGCGAGTTTAACAAAATTTCCGGTGATGATATCTCGAACGGCATTCAGGCAGCATTGGGGCTGGTGGATTTATCGCAGACGGCGCAGTCAGCATCCGGCGGGCCGGCGGGGTGCATATCAG